CCGGTTGCGAAGGCGTCCAGTACGGAACCAGATTCAATTGACTTCGCCTTCGCTTTCGCCAAGGCTGCCGCATCCTCATAGCCGCGCTGGCGACTCTCGCCGCCATAGCGAAGCGCTTGCTCTTGATATTCGCCGCGCTGCGCCGTCTTGGTATAAATGTCGATGACGCTGGGCGTCTCAAGTCCGGCGCCGGAGGCAGCCGCCAGAGCGCGCTCTCTCGACAGCAGGAAGTCGGTCTGCTGCTGCTTGTCGAGCGCCTCGCGCTGCGCTGCGGCGCGCTCCTCCTTGCCCTTGGCGATGTCGGCCTTAGCCTGATAATCCAGGGCAGCGGCCTGCGCCTTGCCTTGCTGAATGCCGGAGACCACCGACAAGCCGGTGCCGACAATGCTCAGTATTGCCCCTATGCCTGCCATCTCATCCAAACCCTCATCTTGCGGCCGGTGATGCGCCAATGGCCGCGCGTCCGCCCGGTCGGGCGAAATCCCAGAATATGCAAAAACCTCTCTGCAGTCGGGAAGCTGTCGTCGCACCACACAAAAAGTGGCCGCCTGTAGCGCTTCAGGCCATTGGCGATGCCCAGCACGGCGCGCAAGCCGAGATCCTCCGGCTTGCGGCTCAGCTCGAAGAAGGCAAACAGATCGGCCTCATCCTCCAGCCAAGTGCCCGCATAGAGCGGATCGCACATCACCCCGCAAATGCCGATCATCTCCTCGCCGTCAAAGGCACCCCACACCTCTCTCAAGCCATTGGGGACGAGGCCGGCGAAGCGCTTGACCTCCGCGAGATCGGCATGGCGAATGGTGATCATGTGTCGGCAACATCGATATCGATGACGAGAGCGCTGAGCGTAGCGGAATAGCCAGGCCGCACCCGGATTGCCAGCCGGGGGTCTGCCCCCCATTCACCAGGAAAGGCAAACAGCGACTCATCGATATCCGCATCGAACACCGCATCAGGATCGACGGGGCTGCCGTCCTCCTTGATGCGCGGCAGCTCATCCATTTCCTCGTCCTCGGTCAAAAAGGCAAAGGAATCGATAAGGGGGCCAAGATCGCGTCCCAGCCTGATGGCATTCCAATGGCTGGGCAGCATCTCCAGCGAGACGCCGTCGATCTTCTTCTTCAATCCCTTCGCCGTGCCCTTCTTGCCGCCATAGGCCAGCTTGGATGAAAGGTAGCGTCCCTCATAGGGACGCCCGATGCATAGAATGGTGCCAGCCTCAAAAGCCTCATTCAGGGTAACGTACCCATCGAGATCGACAGTGAAGGAGGAGGCGCTCGGCGAATAATAGGTCTTGCCCGCCTTGCAGCCGACCGCCATCACGGCGTTGCCGCAAAGGTGATCCAGGCCGGCGATAAGCTGCGCCGCCGTGCCATCCGCCGTGGCGGTGATGTAGCTGTCCATCATATAGAGGCCGTTCTGCACATCACTGCCGCCGTAGCGTGTCAGGGCCTGACCATGGGCTCCAAGTTTTTCGACGCAGTAAGCCTTGCCCGCAATGCCGCTTGCGGCACGGATCTTGATCGAGTAAATCCGGACCTGCCCGGCCGCATCGTTGTAGAAATCAACGCGGATCCGCGTGATGGTGTTGCTGACCCAATCGGTGCCGCCAGCCGTCAGGCTGGCCATATCGATTTCATATTTCACGCGAGTGCCAGCCGCCGGCTCGGCGAAGGTCTTGTGAAAAGATGCGGATTCGCCATGGCCAGATGTTTGATAGAAGATATCGCCCTGCCATGTCGTCCCCGCCGTCACCACCTCGAAGTCAAGCACGATCACGGTATTGGCGCTACCACTGAAGGAAAGCGAGGCGCTGCGGACCTGCGGGTCACTGCCCGTTGCAACCAGCGTCGAATAATCCGCTCCGGTCGACAGGGTGGCATTTGTCGTGGTGAAACTGTTATTGCTATCCTGGAACAGCCAGTTCTGGGCATAGCTTGCCTGGGTGAGATTGCGCTCGACTTCGAGATAAACCTCATCCTCGCCTTCTGAGGGCAGGACGGCCAGCGACAGCACCCGGTCGTCCCCGGCGCCAACGCCGGCAATGTAGCCGGTGCGAAAGCGGATCCAGCCGGCGACTTTTTCATCCGGCTCGTAAATCATGATCGGCACTTGGCCATCCTCGCGGACGGCCCAGATATAGGTTTCCGGCTGGCGCTGCAGGGCAAGCTCGACGAATCCGTCGTCAAACAGATCCGGCGCGGCGGACTGACCCAGTGTCTCATGCTGGCGCACCAGCGAGGAGGCTCGGTAGTCGCCGCTTTCAATGTCGTAGAGCAGCTCGTAAAGGCGGGTGGTAGAGCGCTGCACATAGACACCGCGTGCGTCGATTTTGAGCGGTGTGACCGGCGAGGCGCCTTGCGTCGAGGCCGCCTTCAAGGTAATATTGGTCGGGGTCAGCGGCTCATCGAAGGCCGAGGTTCTGGCCGACACGGTCTCGCCCGACGTGCCGAAAATCAGCCGCTGTAGCGGCAGAAGCCAATTGACCGTGGCCAGGTTGCCGCCGGTGGCGATGTCGCGCTGGATCGAGCCGCTGTCGCCAACGACATCGAGCGAGAACCCATAATAATCGCCTGAGACCGAGCCCCAGAAACGGTCGGAGCGAGGCCAGAACAGCCGACCATCAAAAAAGCTCACCGCGGTTGGGTAGCCGCGCTTGTCGCTCCACTCCCCCTCCAGCCAGTTCTTGGTGGCGCTGACATTGCGCAGATCAGTGAGCACCTCGACATTGGCAAGGGTTGAGCTGTCCACCGAGACGATGCGCACAATGCCGGTGCCACCATCGCCGGCATAGGTCAGGGTCACATAGGCCGTGCCGGACGTATAGGTGGTCATGCGGACGCGGTAATAGACGATGGCGTTGTCGTCCTGATCCTCGGTCGGGGTCGTGGTGCCATTGCCGATAATGGTGCTGCCATAGGCCTTAAATCCGCTATCCGGCCCATCGAAGGAGCGCTCGACAGTCAACACGCCGGACCAAGTCCCTGTCACGGCGACGGTGAACTGACGCTCGTGGTTGTCAGCAGCGCCATGAATACCGATGACGCGAATATTCTCGGTATGCTCATCGAGTGCCGACAGGCCGCAGGTGATGACCGAGCCTTCGTGGCTGAGCCGGAACAACGCCCCGGCATGGGTGGACTGGAAAAACGCCTCCGACGCCGTCAGCGTGGTATTGCCAAAAGTTGCGCCCGGCTGCAGGGTGATGTCGGCAGTTCTGGCAATGGTGAAGGGACCATCATCGCTTTGATAGCGGGAGACCGACCAGGATTCATTGCCGCGGCGCTCGATCTTATATTGCGGCTCGCCATCGCGGGACAGAAACACCACATCCAGGGAGGCGTCATAACGGATATTGCGCAGCTCGGTCTGCCCCCAGGGAGCGTCCACCTCCATGGTGCCGGCGCTGGCCACCGCGATCGAGGTGACCTGGACGCTATAGGTGGTCTTGGTGTAGAATTCCACCCAGAAACTGGCGCCCGTCGGTGTGAAGGCCAGCGAATGCATGCCGGCATCCAACACCGTGTCGGAGATGTAGTCCTCAAGGTGAATGGCCGAGCCGCAGCGGAAATGCACCGGTCCATGCGCTACGACAATATCAAGGGCGTGCTGGATACCGGAGGAGGTTGTGGCCACCGACTGCGTCACCGAAGCCTTGCTGCCGCGGCCCGGCGCCACCAATTGCAAACCGCTGGAGGAGAAGCCGGCCGAGGCATCGCCGGTCAGGGTCGAGGTCCAGCCGCTCGATGAGGAGAAGCTGCCATTGGTGACGGTTGCGGAAACCGACGGCCTGACGATCAGCGCTCCATCGATCCAGACGCGCAGCTTGCCTTGCGCTGAGGCATTGACCCCCAGCTCCAGCACCGCTTTCGCATCCAGGGTCTTGGCGAAAGGCAAAAGGCGGGAGGTGCCATTCAGGCTGCGGCCGAGAAGCTGGGTGCCGGGACGCATCAAGGCCTTGCCGATGGCGTAGGGGAAAAGATTCTCCTGGATCTCGGCATTGAGGCGGGTGCGCTCCAGGTCGACGCGGTTAAGGGCGGCCTTAGAGATCTCGCCGGCATTGAAGGAATGAATGAGCGGCTGAATATCGGCCATCAAGCGATCTCCAGATAGAAGGATTGGAGGATGTTCAGATCGCCTTCATCATCCATGTCGACACTGTGATTGGCCGGTGTTGCTGCCCCATTGTAGATTTTATACTTTGCAAAACAGATGGTGGATGTGGAAATTTCCCCATCCTCAGACGGAGAAAAGGTCCGCGGCGAAATGGCATTGTTGGTTTGGCCATAAAAGCCAAAGACAATCAAGGGGACCGTGCCGGAGGAGGCCGAGACCGTCTGCGATGCGGGATTGTTTACAGTCACCTCACCGCCAACCGATTTTGGCGTTGCGGTCGATGGCGTGAAATTGGGACGGAAGACCATTGCGATCTTGTGAACGATGCCATCGCTACTCATGCCGGCTATTGACGCGCCTCCCTCACTGCCGCTGGCGATCTTGTAGCTCATGATGGATCTTGCAAGATACGTCAGAGAACTGGGAACCGAATTGAATATGTTGCCAACCGAGGTGAATCCAGTTGGAATAATCGTTGTCGGTGTCGCATTTATGCTTGCCGCCTTATCCCACAGGGCAATGATGTCACCAGCCTGTATCCCGGCCGGAAGCGTTATCGATGTAGCACTCGATGTCGCCGAGGCGACAAAGCTCAGTGTCCGGCTGCTGACCGGAATGCCACGCGGGGCAAGAAAAACAATCGCCGGCATCAGGTGGTCGCCGGCCGTTGGAAGTCGATATTCACCGACAGCCCCCTTGGCGCCGTGGTCGACGGCACTGCATTGACATCGACGGTAATATTGTCGAAAGCCGCCACAACCCCAACCGATGTGGAGATCGCCACGGCGCTGGCCGCCGTTCCGGAATTGGCCTCGCCATTGTCGATCGTCAGCGGCGTGGTGAAGACATTGGAGCCATTCTTTTGCACCTGAATGGAAGTGGCGCCTCCGCCAGAGCCCTGAGTTTTATGTGAGGCCTGGGCGCTGATGATCTGAAACCCATCCATGAAGGATGGCACGGTGAAGACCAGATCGCCGGCCTGCGCCCCGCTCGTTACCGAAACAGTGCCGCCGAAGGGCTGGAATTGCACCGGGTAGCGGGCCGTCTCGGCGATGCTTTGCGCGGACGCCCGTGCCGGCGTCGATGAGGCCGAGGCATCCTGCATGGGGACCAGATCGGTGGCGCGCGCCGTGACGATGCCTTCGGTGCCAAGAAACAGCCCGTTGGTGCCGTTGGTGCCGTTGGTGCCGTTGGTGCCGACTTGGCTGAAGCTGATGGTGTCGGTGCCGACATCAGGAGGATTGGTGGAGGAAACGGCGTAGAGCTTATGAGCATTGGCCGTGCCGCGTGCCACCGGCACCAGGGTGCCTTGAATGAAGTCGGTGTTGCCGTCGAAATCGGCGGTGCGCGACCAGCCGCCAGAGGCTTGCTGATAAACGCCGTTCTGGCTGGCATCGGTCTGGTCCTTGACCAGGGTGCGCAAATCCGCCTCCGAGGTCGAATCAACGAAGGTCACGCCATCGATGGTCTGGAAGCCGGACAAAGTGAGATTGCTGCCGGTGGTAGCCGCCACCACCGGGGCCTTGGTGCCAAAGTTGGAGTTCAGCCCCAAAAGGCGATCAAGTGAATCAACCATCAGATCGGGTATCCTGCTTTGCGCATAGCATTGATGCCGCCACGACTGCCGGCGCGTGAGCGCGTCAGCCGGCCTGGCGGCAGCCTTGACATCGCCTGGTTGACGGCATCCTTGCCGCGCGCGTCGGTCTCCGCGCCGGCGGCGTGCTTCTTCATATCGTTAAGCTCGGCCTGGGTTTTGCCGGTAATGGTGGCGCCGGTGCGATAGGCAAGCTCCATGGCCAGGCCCTCGGCGAAGGCCGGGTTCCATTTGCCGGGATCAGCGCCATAGGCGAGCCCCTTGGAGACGTAGAGCAAATAGACGATGGTGACGTCGGCGAGAATGTAGCCCTGATACATCTCGAAATCCGGCAGGGTCGGGTTGAAGCGCTCATTGTCGGAGATCTTGACGGTGCGCACCCAGTCGTCAGGAAGGATGAAGGCATAGGTATAGCCGAATTGCGGCGTCACCGTCGTGTCGGGCGACAGCGACACCGCGCGCGAGCCAAAATTCCACATGCCCTGTTCGAGCATGAATTTCAGCGCCTCGTCCCAAGCGGCATCGAGCTCCCGCCGCCCCGAGCGGAGGTCGGTCAAAGCAGCAAGGCGCGCTTCGCCAAGGTGCTGAAGCGCGCGATTGTAAACGGAAAGCTTGTCCGCCAAGGACGGTCTCCTTTAGACTGTAGAGAGTTTCTTTTTGGTTCTGGCCGCGCGCGCCGCGTCGGCGGCATCGCCGGCCTCTTTCCCCGCTTGTGATTCCTCCGGGGTCGGAAGGCGCATATGCATTTCAGCCAGGTACTTGTCACGATAGACAATGGCCTCAGCTTCGCTTTCGAGATTGCGGATGACCTCCTTGTTGTCGAGGCCGATAACGCGCCATTTGGTGGCCGGCACAAAATCCACCCGCACGACGGGATTGCCCTCGGCGTCAAGGGGAACGCAGCGCTCCTCGACGGGGCCTGTGAGTTCGGCCGGGTTGACATTGGGGCCGAGATCGCCGTAGAGATAGCGCATCTGCACGCCGCCATCGAACTTCTTCGCCACGGTGATGAAGACGTCGAAGGAGCCGTCATAGGCCTGGGCGCGAATGATATCATTGACCTCCAGCCGCTCGCGCGAATGCGCCCAGAACACCGGATCGAAAAGACATTCGAATGGGGTGTCGGGCTGCAGCCGGGTAAAATAGGACTGGTATTTGAAGTGCGACTGGTCCTGCACGCCGAACGCGCCGGCGCGGTGATGCTTGGCCATGAAAGTCTCCGGATTGCTTCTATCTTGGGGAGAGGGAAAATACTGGTGGGCAGCTCCCTGCCGCCCACCAGACGCAAAACGCAAGTCACGCGATTACGTGGTCACCTGAGACAGCTGAGCCACATTCGAAGTGATCGAGGTGACCCAGTTGAGGCTCATGTTTGGCGTGCCGGTGTCGTAAACGAACACCGGATCGCCCACCTTCATGCCGAGATCGGTGGCATTGGTGAAATAGCTCGACCGGACGGTAGCCACCGCATCGGTCGAACGGTATCCCCAGACCCCACCCCAGGCATCGGATGAGCCGACCACAAAACCGCCGGCAAGCGGCGGAATGGTGAGAAGGTGAGGAGGATTGGTCGTTGAATACGCCATGATAATGTTCCTTTCACTTAGCCAGATTTCTCACGTATATTCGCTTCCGTCGTGAATCATTTGCACGATCCCGGCGGACTGGAGAAGCTTGGCGTTGTGGAACAACGTTGCCCGCGACCAGGACAGATCCTGCTTGCGGTCATAATCGACCTCGACCTTCATCTCCTTGGAGTTGGCCGCATGGCCCATCGAATCGCGATGGAACATGTAGCATTTCTCCGAAGAGGTGCCGACGCCGGTCAGGTTCGGGTGGGTGAACCAGTTGATGCCCATCCAGCGGCGCATCTTCTTGGCCGGACCAACGAACGGCTTGACGTCGACATAGTCGGCCGAGGAGAACTCCGTCACCTGCATCAGATAGCCGATGAAGGACGGGGTCACGACGGCGAACATCTTGTCCTCTTCCCACACCGGCACTTCCTGGTTGCCCAGGATGGTGAAGGACTTGACGACAAGATTGAGAGACGCCTTGACCGCCGACCCGGTCGTCTGGGTCGCCGTATCGAGCTGATTGATGATCAGCTGATCGATATTGCGGTTGAGCACCGCAACCGAGGACATCTGCATGA